TGCTGCCCCGAAATCTCTTCCCAGTTCTTCCTTCCATCTTCCTGATCTGTAATCAGTGTAAGATAACTCAAGATAGCATCCCAGGTATACTTTTCCTTTACTCCCTGCCTCACAATCTGCAGTGTAACTTCCTCTTTTTCATCATTCAGGTACAGCATGATCCTTCCGGCTCCCTGCGGCCGGACACTGTAGATCTTGTCTCCATCCGGTGCAAGGATTTCTTTTATATACTGTGTTCCGCACGTTGTACGGACAGTCTCATGCAGTTGCAGATACAGATCCGGCTCATCCATGCAAAGCTGATGGATTGCTTTTTCCAGATTATTCAGATCCCTCTGTTCCTCTTTCTCTCCTTCCAGGATCACCTCAATGTCTGTGATTTTCTCCTCACTCTCAATTTCTTCTTTCACCTGCTGGATCTCCGACTTGCTATATGCCGGAGTCAGTTCTTCTGCCACGCTGTCCGGGAGTGTCAGCATCAGTGCCAGCTTTGCATAACCGAATCCCTGATATTGTTCCTGCAGTTTCGGTGAGTAGCCTCCCTCAGAAAATCTGTCGTTGATCCTGATGTATCTTGATACCTGAGTTGCTTCCAGCTTATATTCCGCCCAGGCAAATTCGTTGACATTGCTGTATCCTGAATTTTTCAGGATGTCGGTATCCCTTCCCTGCTTCAGCAGATATCCGGTCAGCACAAAGTCTTCCACTGTCCGGTTCAGTACCGTGTTGACCGCCTGCTTATATTCCTCGTAACTCTGATATCCCACTATTTGCTCCATTTATACTGCCTCCTGTATCTCTTCTGCTTCCAGGAAATCCTCTGCTAATCCCTGAAGGACTCTCGTATTATTTTTCGCTTTCAACTCTTCGATATTTGCTTCTCTCTTGATTTTGCTGATCTTGGCCAGCTTTTTATCTTCCTCTGTCAGACGCTTACGGATCACCTTCTGCCACTCTTTCAGGAACTCCCGGATCTGTTCAATTCCCGGCTCTTCATCCAAATAGCTCCGGTGCTGCCGGATAGTTCCTCCCGGTTCTACTTCTATCGTGTAGAACGGGATTCCCGGTGCTTCTTTTCTTCGTAAAAAGCAGATGTATGTTTCTCTGCTCTCGATCCGGTCAAAATAACGTTCGCTGCTGCCGGCGCAGTGATGTAAGGCACGTCCTTCTTTTACAATATCGATCAGGGTATCCGGTACTAGGATCTTATATTCCTCATTCTCGTACTCGTAGCGGCTCTTGATTTCTTTCAGGATTCCTTCTGCCTGATGGAACTTCTGCCGCATTTCCTCCGCATATTTTTCTTTCGCTTCTGTATTCGTATCCAGCTCCCTTAATATCTGCATCTGCTGCCTGTCCACCACAACTTCATCATGCCGACGCTTCAGTTCCCGTGGTCTGTAGACCATTTCATCTTTCATATTTTTACTGCACGCTTCGCACATATTGATGTAATCCTTATATTCTTCCAATACTTCTTTCGGTTCTTTTCCTGAATACTGCTCTGCCTGCTGCCGGATGATATAGTTCATGATCTGCTGAGGACTCATGTACTCTTCCAGCTCCCGGATATCTTCTGGCCGGATTCTGTTCGCAGTCATCCACCGGACGGTCTCAGATGAGATTTTCTTTCCAATCTCATCTGAGTACTGCATCCAACGCACCATGTCATTTCCACCATGTTCGTCCCGGATCCGGTTGATCTTCTGCCGATCACGGATCAGGAACATCTCTTCGATGCTGTCTGCTCTCAGATTCAGTGGTCCGTAGTATGCATGTTGATATACCGGATACTCCGTGTGTTCCACAGTATCTTTCAATAGGTTCCAAAACCGTCCCTTACTCAGATATTCTATTTTTTCAGCATATTCCTTTGTCCATCCTGTTCCGGCCATGAGCCGGTTATAATTCAGTTCCTGCCCCTGTGCGGACAGGAACTCCAGCACCTTTGATGCTCCGCTATAGATTGTCCCCGCTAAGATTTTGTCAAACTCTCCCGGATACAGATATCCCTGCCTTGCCCGGAGATTCTTTCGGTTCCCTTCGGTCCATCCTTCCAGGTAGTCTTCATAGTAGATTTTATAGGTTTTTTTCATTTTTCTGTCGGAGTAGACTCGATACAGCAGGATTCTGATTTCATCTCCCAGTTCCACGTAGTGTCTTCCGTTATCCCACCCGACTTTTGCTTCTATGATCCTGAGTACACTTGTATCTTCATTTACCGGCTGGATCAGATAGCAGCTTTTATATTTTTGCTCCATATGAGCCGTTCTTGTCTTTGCCTGGATCAGCTTTCTACAGGCAGGACAGATCACCACGTCATTGTGCCGGATTCTTTCTCCACCATCCTGTCTCTTGATTTCAGATGCTTCGCTGCTCTCTCCGCAGTTCGTGCAGACAAACGTTTGTGTCCCTTTTTTACGGAACATATAGTCCTCTCCTGCTGACTTTTCAAAAAACCACTCTCTCAGATCTCCCGGTCTGTCCGGCACTTTTCTCATAAGCTCCATAAGCCTTGCTTTTTTGTTCATTTCTGTATTCTCCCTGATTTCCCGGTTATACCTGTATTCCATTGCCTTGATCCTCTCCCACGGACTGTCTTTCCAGGATCTGTCTGTAATCAATTCTTTCATTCTGTCAGCATCTTTTTTCTGCAGTTTTGGATAGTTTTCGTAAGATCTCCACTCCCAGTCTCTCCAGTCCTCATTCAGTGCGTTCAGAATGCCACCTTTTCTCCAGCCATGCTGTTCTATCCAGTACTCATGTTCGCCCGTCTCGTAATTGATGCAGTACCGGACCAGCAGGTCTTTTGCCTGGTAAATGTTCAGGATCAGGATTTCCCCCAACTCCTGTAGTGTGGCTGTGAGTCCTTTTCCTGCTGGTTTTTTCGGTGCAAGCCGTTCAATTGCTTTCCTTCTCATGGTTACACCTCCACCCATTCCCGTTCCGTGGTCAGCGTATATTTCTGGAATGCTTTTATTTTGCTTCCATCTACGACCTTCAGACCTGCTGCCACCGGTCTGCCTTTTTCATCCTCTACGATCATGCAGATTCTTGTTCCAAGGTCACCCCATACTTCCGGGTGGATTCCCCTTGCTATGGCTATCTTGTCCTGCCCTGCTGCTTCTGCCTGGTCTTTTTTTACACAGACACCACCATGAACAGCTTCCCATTCCCGCTTTGGATGTACGATCATGTACTCCAATGCTACCTTTGCGATTTCCGTAAGATTCAGCTCTGCCACCAGTGTCAACTCCGTTGATACTACCATGGAGCAGTCCTTTTCCTCGTCAATACTTCCTCCAGCTTCGCACTGGAAGAATCTGTTCTTTCCGTTGACCGGGTACCACTGCAGGCAGTCCAGGATATACTCTGCTGCATGGAATCCTGTAGATCTTGTCTTGCTTTTTTCTTCCCTGTAGGTCTTTCCCGCCTCATACTGGAATGTTCCTTTTCCACAGGTTGCCTGCAATTTTTCATTGAATCCCTTGTATACGATCATTTTTCCTCACCCAGGTAATACCTCCTCACGATCTTGCGGATCTGTGCCTTTCCCGGGATGCCAAGATATACCGGTGGTCTCAACCCTGCTGCCTTTACGATCCGGTCATCCAGCCGGCTCTTCATTGCAAAGGATTTCTTCATGATCTCTCCCATGCAGTCTTTCAGGCTTTTTCCTTTTCTTCTGACTGCCAGTGCCATTTCTCCGTCTTCCATACACATCTGAACGATAAATCCTTTCCAGTCATCCAGCAGTCCTGTCAGCTGCAGATCTTTGGATTCCACTTCCAGCTTTCCCACTGCTGCAAGTGCCGGTACTGTCAATTCTTCGATTGTACCGGTGCAAAAGTCCTCTGCATCCTCCGGATCAATTCCGTTTTCTTCAGCTATTGCCCTGACTGCATCCATATCTCCCTCTTCCAGCTGTGCCTTCGCTGCACGGTTGATCTCTTCCCAGGAGTCAAATTCTCCAAAGTTATCCCACATCTTCCCTTTCTCCCTTCATCATCTCTTGCAAAATTCCTGTATATTCATGGGCTTTTGACCAGGCAAATTCTATTTTGTGGTCAAATTTCCCCGATTTTTCTAAATACAGCTCCCAAAGGTCTTTATTCTGTACTTCTTTTCCCTGCGTACGTCTCCACTCCGCTCTTTTCCATTTTTCCGGGTTTCCTGCTTCCACCATATTTTTCACATAGGAATTGCCCATATGAAAGGTAATGTGGCAGGCTTCTGTAAACTTCTCCAGTGCCTGGATCATGGCCAGCAGGATGCTCCGGTTAAAGGTGGTATCCGGTTCTTCACCTTTGACGAACCGGTCTTCCGATTCCCCGGTTGATTTAGTAAATACTAAAGCTGCAGCATATTTTCCATCCTTCACCACCGGACCTTTGATCGTGGTCTCTATGTAAATTTCTACTTTCTTCACTTCAAGCCCTCCTGTTCAGCCGGATCAGCGTATACCGCCTGTATCTGAATCCCGTGGCCGGGTTGATCCCCTCATGGCTCTTCGCCACATAGTACCCTTTCGGCACATGAATTTTCCTCGGCCATCTTGCCAGCTGCTTCTTTTTCGGTGGCTTTAACGGCATATTCTTGGAAGTACTGTAGCTGGACTCACTGAGCCGTGGCTTCTCCCTGCTGCCATCTTCTTTCTTTTCTCCCACTTTTTCACTTTTCGTGATATAGGATGCAAGCTGTGAGCAGTCTTCCTCGTAATATTTGCTCTTTTCAAGCTGCTCTGCGTAAATTCCACCATGTGGCCAGCATTCCTCCACCCACCGGATTGTATCCCGGCATCCGGTGATGATCAGATGGACGTGCCATGCCCCTTTTGTTCCCCGTTCAATATTCCTAATCCACCTCAGTTCGATCTCCTCTTTTTTGTATCTCCTTCGGAGCTTGTCCATTAACTTTGAAAAATCTTTCTTCGCCTGATCCATGTCCGGTGGTCTTGCGTCCACCCTGTACGTCAGAGTCAGGAAGTAGTCCTTTTTGCCAAAATACTCCAACAGACGGTGACGTGCCGTCTCTGCCTTATTCATGGCATTCACGATTGCCATCTGTTCCTGGGTCGGCTTTCTCTTCTTTTCTCTCGGTAATCCTTTTGCACCATATCTTCCGTCATGGTACTCTTTTACTTCTTTCACATCCCCATCCCGGAATGTATGTATTACTCTTCTCGTAGCCATCCGTATCCCTCTAACTTTAATATCTTTATCAAGTACGAAAACGGGAAAAAATCCCCGTATTTCTTGACTTTCCGGCTCACAGATGCTATCATATATATGACTTTAATATCTGTGAGACAGAAAGTCTTGCGTCTAACACTTCCGCATCCCCGGAAGTGTTATTTTTTTCTTCTTTTTTCGTAGATCCTTGTCCCGATATGGAGCATGTATGCTGTCACTGCTATACATGTTCCTGTGATCAGCTCCCCTTTTATGACCGAGATATCCTGCATTAGTACTTCCGTGGTCTCTATCTTTGCACACATCACGATCAGGTCTACAAGGATAATCCCTTCCAATGCTCCCCGGAGCAGTCTCAGATTTCCTCTTATGCGACTATCACGTATTCTTTCCCTTTTTCTTCTGCCAGTCTCTCTGCCACCGCCTTCGCTTCTGCGTAAGTCCCACGTTTGCAGGCCATTTCCCCGCTCTTCCATCTTATGATCCATATATGTTCTTCCTCTCTTCTCCCGATTCTCCGACTCATATCTCTAATAATCCATTTCCATTAATGCCGCCATGATTTTCTTTTCATCTTTCGCTTCCATCTCCTCTATAATATGCAGATATACCCTTTGCGTAATATCTGTAGTGGCATGTCCCAGTCTCTTTGATATACTTTGTGTTGACACACCTTTATACATCAAAATTGATGCATGGGTATGTCGCAGACAATGCATGGTAATTTCCGGGACTTGTGCCTGCCGGCATCGTCTCCGCAGATGATCATTTATTGTGGACGCATAAAATTTCTTTTTAAAGTCAAATACTCTCCCCAGCGGATCTTTTCCCTCCAGCAATGTCTTAAATTGCATGGCTGTCTTCCAGTCCATTTTGATTGTCCGCATGGAACTCCTGTTTTTTGTCTGTGCAAAGTCCTGAGTGTATTTGTAGTCAAATGACTTGTTGACCGTTACTGTCATGTTTATAAAATTGAAATCTTCCACTGTTAATCCGAGAATTTCTTCCAGCCTCATCCCGGTCTTTAAAGCAAACAGTATCATCCAGTCATAGCTTATCTCATCACTCTTTAGTTCTAAGGCATCGATCAATTTTTCAACCTCCGCTTCCGAAAGATACTTTCTTTTTTTCGGTCTCGGTTTTTTCCCTTTGATCGTCACTTTTCTTGTTGGATTTTTTGCTATGAGATCATCATCTACGGCATCCAATATTGCTGCCTTTATCATGTGGTGAAAATCTGTCACAGTCGCTTTTTCATGCACTTTGGCATATTCGTTTAATATCCTCTGGTACTCTCTTCTGTCCAAATCGTCAAGTAACAGATCCGGAACAATCTTTCTTACCCATGTAGCTGTATTGTGCCATTTCATGAGAGTAACATCTCTTACGGTACCTTCTTTGTACTGTCTTACCCACTCATCGAAGTAATCACAGAACCGTTCCTCCGTTTTTTTCTCCATCTTTCCTTACCTCTCTATATCAGCATCCCTTTTTGAGCCGGTGTATACATTACCCGCTCTTTCGGGTATCTCCTGCTGTCAAATGGCTCTATTAGCGTGTCGCCCTGTACCACCGTTGCTTTGATCCCCAGCAGGCTTAGCTGCACATACGTCATATACACACCTTTC